CCAAGTCCATTGTTGGATGATGATGATGCTTTAGAAGCACTTTGGAAGAAGCAGTATTCTTTGACTGCTTTTGTTGCTCCTGATCAGTTTAAGTCATATGATGACTTGAAGAAGCGTTTGGATTATGTTCTTGGTAATAGGAATACTAATCGTCCTACTCCCACTCAAGAGGAGACAGATTATGATTCTTATGCTGCAGTTGAGAGTAAGAAGGTGACTGAAGAGCAAGTCATGCAAAAACTAGAGGAATCTTATAAAACATCTAAGGCTGTAGGTGATACAGTTGTGAATGAAGATGAGGATCCTATGAGTTACTTTGCTAAGCTAGCAGAGAGTTAATTAGACTTCATATATTATTTCAACTTTTAATTCCAAAATCGGGGGAAAAAAATTCCCCCAATTTTTTTGGTCCTATTACTTTTTTGTAAAATCTTTACAGTTAACTGTAAAGTCTAATATTGTCTCCTTTCACTAAATTGTCAGAGACAAATTGACTACTTCCTGCTTTATATGGCATTAATTCTTCTATGCTATTAATTGCCAGGGTAACATATATGGGTTTTAAAATAAAAATATTTCTGCGAGAATTTTGGATCTTTTCTTCATATTCATAGTTAGTTACTGCTTCAGTGATATTAGTTGCACTGACTAATGAACCAGCATCATAGTATTTTACAGAATAGGTCTGAGGAACTTCCATTCCTTTATTAATCATTATCATTCCTTTGCTGTTTTTAACCTCGACTGTCTCATAGTGGTGAACAGCATTAAAATTAGATTCGCTAGTATATTTGGATAGAAGATATTTGTAAAAAGATTGCTCAGTGAGGGGCCATTCATGTTCTAAATTTAGAACATTATTGGATAATAGGATTAACCAGTCTAAGTATTGATCTCCATAGATTTTAAAAGCCACCTGATCTGGTCTTTCGTCGCCAAGAATTTGATATTTGGTGAAATTGGTAACATCTCCAAATATATCTTCAGGGACTTTTACTCTTTTAAAGAGATTTTTTACTTGAACATAATCTGATATTAATGCGTCAGGGAGACGACTTACATAATCAAGATTTGGTACGTAGGAAAAGTATGGATTTGCCATGGTTAATATCCCATATTCCTCCAAGAAGCATCATATTCATCTGCATAAATTGGTTCAAGTTCACCAAATGACATTGTAACTGCATAGGAAGTAAGAGATCCATCTTCATAAGTGGAATAACTTCCATCTGGGGTATAGTTCACTGCAAAACTAGTCATGGCACAGGGCTTAAACTTGTTTAGAAATGGATGTTGTCTATCTGTATCATTATATATGTACTCTAGCTTGAAAATTCTGGGAGTTTTGAGAAATAAACCTGTTGTGGACCTTTGAGGTGCCATATTTCTTTTAAATGTTTTAATTATTTTTCTGATTTCTTCTGATTCTTCTTCACTTCTTGGGGTAAAGGTGAAATTAAAGTTAAAAGTTCTTAGTCTTGGTCCACTGAATAGAAGTTCTAGATTGGGATTGATAACAGTTCCAGTAGCACGAGCTGTAATATTTCTACCTACTGCTTGTCCTGCAAAATAAGCTGCTATAAATGCCTTGGTGCGGTCATCTTTTGCTAAATTTTTTAAACTATCTATAGTTGCGCCAGCAGCATCTTTTACTCCTTGTAGATTAAATTCTGATAAATTTCTAATAGCACCAATGGCACCCTGAGCTAAAGTTCCTTGTATGGCATTTAATTTATCTCCACCCCAATCTACGGCATTAGTTTCGGATAGGTTAGGTTGCATTGGAAGAATGATTCTTTCCAATGGACGATTTAGTAAGTTAAAAAGTCTACTAGCAGCAGATCTTCTATCTGCTGTGGGCAATCCAGCTCTAATATATTCATAAGAAGTAATTTTAATAAAATCATATCCTAAATCTGGTATATCCAGAGGGTATCTATAAACTATTCCTGGATTAGATTCAACTGCTCTTGCAACACCTAAACTAATTTGGTTTGTAGTACTTAGAGAATCATTATCATCATCACTGGTAGGGGTGGAATTGGGATTTATATTGCCACTCGCAAGAAGTGTGCCATCTTCATTATCAGTGGTGTATAATCCAGTATTGGATAATGATTGATATCCTAGGAGAGATTCTAATGATTCTAGTCTAGTACGACCTATATCAGTCTCTGAATTTTGAGCAGCTAGAGCTAATATATCTTGTCTAGTTCCCAGAGATAAGTTGTTTGCTTGGTTTGTATAAGTTGTTGATCCTGTAAAAAATTCAGAATATAAATCTTCATTGCTTATACTTGTGGAATTGGTTTCTCCATCATAAGTATAGATTAATGTGTCACTACTCCAGGTATTATCCTGATAAACTTCATAGTCACCACTGATAATGTCTACTCTTACTCTAATCCTATCATATCCAGTTGCAACAGCAGTACTATTTCTTCTATATGTGCGTGTGGAATCGTAGGTACTAGCTCCTGCAGATGTGAGAGTCCATCCACTAGTATCTCTATCTGTATAATCTGCTGTTCTTGTTACTGTGGACATAAAAATGCCAATATTTAGTTATTTATCTTGAAATTTTGATATGGAATTGATCGTAAATCGGGCATTTCAAGGGGATAAGCAACATGAAGGTATCCTACTACTTCTTCCCAAGTGTAATTGCGAAAATCTGGCCAATGAACATTGTATCCTCTAAATCCCCATTGAAAAAGACCAACACAAGCAATAAGAGGAAATTGATCATAACGAATTCTAGGTGTTTTTGGTGCGTATATAAAGGTATAAAATCTTCCTACAGTAGGAATTATTTCAGTTTCTGTTAATAATTCTGTAACCGCTAGCATTCTATCATCAGCATCGGGTAATGAGATGATGTTATCTACTGTATATTCCAGTCTATTTCTTTGATCTTCTAGATATTCCTCTTGTTCCATACAGTTCCTCTTCTGTTACTATTTTAAAGTGCATTCTATTATCTTTACAGAATTCTTCTGCAGCTTTCCATTTAGCCTGATTCACTGTATAAGTTTTCATTTCATAGATGTAACTTTTAGTTACTCTTGATTTTCTTCTAGGTGGAGTAGTTTGTTTTTTGGGTTTTACTTCAATTATATATTTTTTCCTTTTACCATTTTCCACCACTTCAATGAGATAATCTGGATAATATCTGTGGATTTTATGGTCTAGAGGAGAGATGTATTTAATACTAAATTCTTCACTTGCCCAATTGAGCACATTTTCATTCAAGTCACAATATTTGCAAAAAGTTCTTTCCCAATTACTTCTACAAATAATATTACTCGCATTACCTCTATATTTTTTAGGATTGTGGGGTTTGTATTTGCTTTTATAAGACTCTCCCACTTCTCACCTACATAGTATGGTAATTAAAATTATTTATAGATGGCGGGACCACGTCCTAATAAAATATCTACCTCCACTATTAAGAGTAGATTATTAAATATAGCTCAGACTTCCGTTTACCGGGTTAAGATCCAACCTCCTTTTGCTGTAGAGAATTTTTTAACACGGGCTGGCAGACAGTTTAATTATAGTGGTGATGGTGGAGATATAGAACTTTTATGTAATGAGACTTCTCTTCCAGGCAGTAGTTTGGCGACTCATGATAAGACTAGTGATTTTATAGGAGTTACAGAAAAATTTGCTTATAGAAGAGTATATGATGAAACTTTAGATATGAGTTTTTATGTTGATAAGAAATATAATGTGATTGAATTTTTTGAAGGATGGATAGATTTTATTTCTGGGGTAGGGAGAAATGGGAGTAGGAGTGATTATAAATCTACTCCTATTGGATATAGAATGAGTTATCCTAAGGACTATAAGACTAATATATACGTTACTAAATTTGAAAAAGATATAAGAAATAAACAATTGGCATATACTTTTGTGGATGCATTTCCTATTGCTATTAATAGCTTACCTGTGAGTTATGATGTAAGTGATTTATTGAAATATAGTGTTTCATTTTCTTATGTGAGATATGTAAGAGAAAGATTCCAAGCTGAGGCACAAACTAATATTGAATTTCCAACTGGATCTACAGTAGTGGGGACTGTGAACTTGGGGAACGGGATGTATAGGGTGGATAGAGTAATTAATGGTCAAACAATTTCTAATATAGAATCTAGTCTTCCTAACAATTCTCCTCCTGTTCAAGAGGCTATTTTCTCCCTCTAAAAGACTAATAAATAAACATACTGAAATTTTTATAGGATATTATGCCTTTACCAACTATTGCTACGCCAACTTATGAATTGGTATTGCCATCTACAAAACAAGAGATTAAATATAGACCTTTTTTGGTTAAAGAAGAAAAACTTTTAGTGTTGGCTCTAGAAAGTGAAGAGAGTAAACAGATATCAACTGCTATTACTAGTGTAATAAAAGCTTGTATATTAACTAAAGGAATTAAAGTAGAAGATTTACCTACTTTTGATATTGAATATATTTTCTTGAATATTAGGGGTAAGTCTGTGGGGGAAGAAGTTGAGGTTAATATTATTGCTCCCGATGATGGAGTAACTAGTATTCCTGTTAAGATTAATTTGGATGATATTAAGGTAATTGAAAATGAGGACCATAACAAACAGATTAAATTAGATGATAACCTCATGATGGAGATGAAGTATCCTTCTCTGGATCAATTCATTAAAAATAATTTTGATTTTAATGAAGAGAGTACAGTGGATCAATCTTTTGATGTTATTGCTACTTGTATTGATAAAATTTATAGTGAAGATGAGGTGTGGGCTACTGATGATTGCTCTAAAAAGGAAGTTATGGATTTTTTAGAGCAGATGAATTCTATGCAGTTTAAATTGATTGAGAAATTTTTTGAAACAATGCCTAAACTTTCTCATAGTCTTAAAGTTACTAATCCTAAGACTAAAAAGAAGAGTCAAGTTGTATTGGAGGGTTTGTCGTCTTTTTTCGGATAGGGATGGTACATATGGACCTGGAGAATTACTTCAGGCTCAATTTTGCTTTGATGCAGTACCATAAATACTCGTTAACTGAGATTGAAAATATGATGCCTTGGGAGCGGGATGTATATGTTGCTTTGTTGCAACAACATCTAGAAGAAGAGGAACAAAATCAAAAGCAACAAAACGAGAATGGCGGATACTAATCACACTCCTATAGTTAAAATTCTTCTAGACCTGGGAGTTGCTGATCTGGGTGATATTTCTACGGATAAGGATTATTTAAAGGCGTTGATTAGAGCTACAAATCAATTAAATCCAAGAGATGGTCGTTATCCTATCTTACAGAAAGAAATACAAAAATTAAGAGCAATTTCTTTTGCTAGAGGTGGGCCTAGTAGGAAGGGGAATCAAGTTGCTCAAACTCAATCATCCACTAAATTATCTCCATCTAGATTAAAAGGTAGCACAGGTGCTTCTGATATATCTTCTAAACTCAGCGTTATAGAGGGAAATCTTCAAGGTATTCTGAATGTTTTTAAGAGTCAATTTAATTTAGATAAGAAGAAAGCAGAGAATGATAGGAAAGCACAGGAGGATGCTTTAAAGAAAGGAAGAGAGGGTAAATTAGAATCTACCGGAGCAGATATACCTGGAACTAAAATACTTAAAAAAGCAACTAAACCTGTTACAGGATTTTTAGATAAGATATTGACGTTTTTCCAAAATATTTTGATGGGAAGTGCTATTCTTGGATTATTGAAGATTTTGGAAAATCCTGATGGATTTTTACAACCCATTAAAGATTTTATAGATGGGATTATTGGATTTTTTAATGAAATACTCAAAACAGTTTTTGGTGTTCTCTATGCTCCTATAAATTTATTGATTGATGGATTGAATATTGGAATAAAGGGAGTGATGACCGCCCTTGATGGTGCGATTAGATTGTTTAATCCAGACCATAAAGGTACTGAAGATTTTCCTACGATTCCCCATTTAGAAGCCCCTCAAATTCCTACTTTTAGTAAGAAAGAAGATGTTGCAGAGAAGGTAAAATCTTCTTCAGATACCTCCAATAAAGATGTTGCTAATCAAGCTCCTAGTAGCAATTTGGGAAAGGATATGCTTAATTCTGGAGGGTCTACATTTACTACAGGATCCGGTGGATTTAGAGCATTTAATAAAGGTGGGATGGCAAAAGGAACTGATACTGTTCCTGCTATGTTGACACCGGGTGAAGTTGTAATGAGTAAACCTGCAGTAGATTATTGGGGTGCAGATAATTTACTTTCTATGAATAAAGAAGGTGGAGGAACTAATAAATCCTCTAACAGGGGAGGATATCAGGGTGGAGGAATAGTTCCAAGGAAGAATGGTGGAGTAACAAGTAAGGCAACAATAGGTACTTCATCTCCCTCAGTAAGGACTATTAATCCTTCATCTTCTAGGGGTAAAGTTACAGTCCTTCCTTTGAGTCGGAAGAAAAATGGGAGTACAGCATCTTCTTCTGGAGCGTCAGCTGATCAGAAAAGTGTAAGTTCATTTTCTTCTGTTGATGTTAATAATTCTGAATTGTGGGGTATTAAGGCTCAATATAGTCTGGTTGCGGAGGTAGGATAAGATTATGGCATTACCTTTAATTCCTATTATAATGGGTGTAGGCAAGGATATAAGTGTCCTTGCAAAAGGAGTAAATAAAGCAACTAAATCTAAGAAAGCTTCTGAATTTGTTAAGGGGGAAGAGAAGAAAGGCGGCCCTATGGTTGTTAGAAAGAAGACTGGGATAGATAAAGCTGAAAAAATTATGGGTGGTAAGTCTTCTGCACTCGCAATAATTGATAAACCTAAGATTAAATTGGGATTTAGAGATATTAATACTCAAATTGATAATGTTATTGTGCAGACTGTTAGTATTAGAAAAATAGTAGCAACTCGATATGCATTAGATAAAAGTAGTTTTGAGAAGAATAGAAGATTACAACAAAATTTGAGAAGGAAAAAAAGAGAGGCTGAATTAGAGAATAAAAAAAGAAAAGGTAAAGGTAGGAAATTAGGATTATCAATCCCAGGTGAAAGTGCCATTGGGAGATATTTAACTAATATTCTTTTAGGAGCAGGAATATTAGCTCTTTTAGATAATCTGGATAAAATTGAGAATGCATATGATTTTGCATTAAAGAATTCTCATAAGATATGGGTAGGTATGAGATATGGTCTTCAATTTTTGAAAAATCAAGTAGGAAAATTACTTAAATTTCTTAAAACATCAGCTGGCAATCTTCTTAAAAAAATTAATACGAAAATTGGTAGATTCATTAAAAAGGGTAAAATTAAAATATTAAAAGCTTTTAGAAATTTAAGTAAAGCTATAACAGGTTTTGGTCTTAGATTATGGAATAGAATAGTAAGAACAGGAGTAAAAGCAGGTGAAATTGCAGAGGATTTTATAAGAGGTGGTGATAAAGCCAGAAGATTGAGGGAGCTTAAAAGACTTAAAGAGTCTAGGAATGCTGCTAGAGCTGCTAGAAAATTAAAGACTGCACAACAATTAAAAAGACAATCATTCCTTGTGCGAGGAATGTCGCCAGTTCAGATTAAAGGTACTACTGTACTAGCACCATCAAAAGCACCTAGTATTCCATCCAAATCAAAAGTACCTAGTACTCCATCCACCAAGTTATTTGGCTCTAAAGTTAGTAAGCAAATTGCATCTTCAAAACCTCTATTCAAGACTTTATCTAAAGCTGCAAAGGGTATAAAGATACCTATTGTAGGACCTATAATTGTATTAATTACATCATTACTTGCTGATCAAAATGTTAATAAATCTCTTTTTAAAGGATTTGGTACTCTTTTTGGGGGATTATTGGGATCTCCTCTAGGACCATTGGGAATGTTGGTTGGTGAATTATTAGGTGAAGTATTTGGTGAAGTCTTATATGAAGGATTTATGGGTACTGATGGATGGGCAGGAGCAGGTAGAGTATTAAAAGAAAAATGGGATGGATTGGTGAAAGGTGGTGAGGCTGTAATGAAGTGGATTGCAGGAGGTTTGGGTAGAGTAGGTAAGAATATAATGAAGTCTGATAGTCTTACTACAAATGTTCCTCAAGCTTTGAGGTGGGCAGTTGGGGGATTAGAGAAAATTCCTCATCCTCTTATTTTCCTTAATCCTGTGGAATTATTGCTAAAATCAAAAGAGTTAGGCGGGATATTAGTTAAATCATTTTTCCCACCAGCAGAGGATGATAAGGAAAAAACCTCTTTGGCCAATATTACTTCTTCTTCAAAGAAAACTTCAAAGGGTATTGAAAAGTCTGCATCATACGATAGTGAAGAAGACGTGGTGATTCCTTTTAATTTGGATAGTGGTGAGGAAGAAGAAACAGCACTTTTGCCAGTGGTAACTCCTATGCTTTTAAATGGTGCTTCTGGATCTTCGGTAAATAGTTATTATAAATCTCATCTTATGGCACAATTAGCATAATGACAGCTCAACTTTCCGATATTCAAGCTGGTAGTGTTGATAGGTTTCAAATTACTTCAAATAATAGCGCAGCGGAATCTAAGGATCTTTCTCCTGTGGTATCAGAATTTAGATATTATGAAAATATTCTTTCTAATAATATTACAGCCACTGCAGTTATTTCTGAGACTGGATTTGAAACTGATGGTACTACCACCACTACAGGGCAAGGAACTGTAGATGGGCTTCCTATTCGGGGTGGAGAAAGAACTGATATAGTTGTGAGAGATGACTATAATAATATAATGGATTTTAGAAATGGATTATATGTGAATAGGGTGAGAAATTCTGATCCAGGAAGTCAAAAGGATGTTTATTTTTTAGATTTTTCTTCTAGAGAGTCTTTTTCTAATGAGAAAACTAGAGTTACTAAAAGGTATGATGGTAAAATATCTCAACATGTAGAAGATATTCTTACTCAAGTATTGCAGACTAATAATAGGATAGATATTGACGAGACTGCTGTTGATTATAATTTTATTGGGAACAGTAGAAAACCTTTTAAAGTGTGTACTTGGTTGGCTTCAAAAGCAATTCCCCAATCTACCCCAGGAGGAGGAAGAACTGGTAGTGGAATTGGAGGTGCTGCAGGATATGTTTTCTATCAAACCAGGGATACTTTTCATTTTAAATCCATTGATATGTTGTTTAAACAAGAACCAAGAAGAAAATATATTTACAATACTGGAGCTAAAGTAGTTGGATATGATGCTAATATTATTAATTATAGAATTGATAGAGATGTGGATGTAAAAGAAAGTTTGACCTTGGGAACTTATAATAATAGGACTCTTTTCTTTGATCCAGTTTCTTTTAATTATACTGTTAGGAATTATGATATTGCGGATCAAAAGGATAAAATAGACACAGCGGGTAGAAATTTTGGAGCAGACTTGGTAGCGGAGCAATTGAGAGATGCACCTTCTAGATTGATGACTTCTACTTTGGATGTGGGTATTTTACCACAAGGTATTAATTCCAGTGCTCAGTTAGAAAATTGGAAGAATAGACCTAAACAACCTAATTATGATGCACCTAATTCAATGGTTCAATCCATTATGAGGTATAATCAGTTGTTTACTATACAAACAAACGTTATTATTCCTGGAGATTTTAGTATCAGGGCTGGGGATTTAGTGGAATGTACTTTCCAAAAGTTAGATGGATCACCTGTGAAGGAGATTAATCGTGAGGCATCTGGCATATATATGGTAGCAAATGTTTGCCATAAGGTTACTGCTAGTGACACTGAGACTAGTCTTGGGTTGGTTAGAGATTCTTATAGATAAAAAATGTTAGAACAAGCATTATTTAAAACTAATTTTGTAGGAAGAGATGGATTTGTCTGGTGGATAGGGCAAATTGCTCCTCAATCTACCTGGGTGAAAAATGCGCCTGAATCTACTATTGAGAGTACTTTAGAAGAAAGAGGGTTTGGACAGAGATATAAGGTACGCATTATGGGATACCATACTGCGAGAACCGAAGATTTACCTGATGAGCAGCTACCTTGGGCAACTGTAATGTATCCTCCTACTGCTGGAGGTGGTGGTAGGAATTGCACTCAAACTGCTAATTTATCTCAAGGAACTTTTGTTTTTGGTTTCTTTTTAGATGGTGAGGATGCTCAACAACCTGTGATTATGGGTTGTTTGGGATATAATGATTATACTGCTATTGCAAAAAATCTTCCTAGTACTGGGTTTATACCTTTTAGTGGATTTGAGCCAGGTGATGCCATACCTGCAGGTGGATTAAGAACTTCTAGTAATCAAACAACTTTAGGTATTTTTGGAGGATCTGAGGTTAATTTAGGTATTGGATCTACATCAATTCTTACTAATACTGGAGTTGGAAAGAGTTCACTCATTAATAATAAGACTAATGAAAGTGCTCAAGTAAGCATTAGTCTTAATAGTCAATTAAATTCTAATTCATTTGGAGCTTGTAGTCCTGATAGAGTTCCGACACCGGTAGCAAAGCCTACTAATCAAGAACTTCCTATGAGTAGGATGCAGCAACAGATTAGGAAAGCAATTCAAGATGTACAGCAACTTCAAAGAGCAGTATATAATGTGTCATGTGGGGCTGCCCGTAATATAGCCAATTTAGGTGCTAAACTCAATAGAGCAATAACTCAAGCTGCTAAATGGATTTCAGCTTCTATGAAGAGTATCTATAGAGCTATTTCTTCAAAAGTAATGGAGGTTCTTAATCAGGCAGCTAAAGCAATTCTTTCATGGATTCCAGTTAATTATAGAGTAGCTGGAGAAGAAGCAGTACTTCTTAGTACAGATAATTTGGCTTGTTTATTTAAGAGACTTATTGCTACTTTATTGGGTAGAATAAGATCATTTATAATGGATGCAGTTAGAAGAGTTATTAATGTTCCTAGGTGTTTTGTTGAGCAGTTTATAGCTAATTTTTTAGGGACAGCCAGAGCAGCAATTGCTGGAATAGTTGGTTCATTGCAAGATTCTATTGCTGCTTTAGCTGATGTAGCCATGGGAGCTATTGATATTGTAAGTGATGTTTTGAGTGTAATAGATAATATTCTTTCTTTTTTAACTTGTAATGTAAGACCTAAAGAGTCTACTATTGAAGCATGGAGTATTTTAAATGGAGAATCTATTACTACTAAAAAAACTATTGATAATATTATAGAAAGAGCAAATAATCTTGGATCTCAGTTTGCATCTGCTACAGACTTTAGTAATATAGAAGATGCAATTTCAGAGATAGATTTTTCTGATGTATTTGATAATACACAATGTGATACTAGTGCTATTTTGTGTGGACCACCTATAGTTGAATTTTTTGGATCAAGTGGAGCAGGAGCAGCTGCTAATTTGGTTATTGGATCATTAGGAGAAGTTATTGGCGTTGATATATTAAGTTTTGGGGATGGTAATTATGGAAGTGATACAAAAGCATTAGTAAATGATCAGTGTGGAAAGGGTACGGGAGCTACGCTGGGAGTTAGAGTAACATCTGGTGGTGATATTGAGGGTGTTGATGTCATTGATCCTGGTAGTGGATATATTCCCTCTGCTGATGGGAGTGAGGGTGGAGATGGAAGAACGTGGAGAAATCCTAATGATACTACAGTATTCCATGATAATGGAACATTTGATGTTCCTATTCCTCCTGGATATGATATTGAGGTAGAGACTGGAGATACTATTGACCTTCCTGCAGGAACATGTGTGGTGATAGAACCTAGTGGACAGGAAATTTGTAATGTGGGCGTAGTGGAAGAAGGAGGTAAGTTTACTACTCCTTATCCTAGTGAGGTTACAAGAGGGGGACCTTATCCTACATCTGAGGGATCCTATCCTGTACTTCTTTACATGTGTGGTATTGTTATATTAAATTCTGGATTTGGGTATACTAAAGGTGATGAGGTAGTTATTGAACCTAGTATGGGTGCTGAAGCGGTTGCTCAGTTTGATAATTTTGGAAGAGTGATTGGAATTAAGGTGACTAAACCTGGAGAAGGATTTGTGGAATGGCCCAAGGTTTACATTAAATCAGATACAGGTTATAATGCAGAGTTGAATCCTAAATTATGCATAGATAGGATTGGTGATGAGAAAATTCAAGAAGTGGGTAAAGAGAAAATTATTTCTGTGGTTGATTGTGTGGGTAGAGTGGGAGATTCCTGATGGCTAAAAAAACTAATCCACATAGAGTAAGATATGGTACAGCAGATGGTGATTTAACTTTTGGCCATCTTACTGATGATAATCAGATATCATCAGTGATGATAAGGAATTTTAAAGAACCTCTTCATTACATTAGTTTATCTCAAACTGGGGGTCAATTCCGTAAGAACGGCACTATCTGCAGATCTACTGGATCTTTTCAAGTTAGAGCAGGAGATGATATTGGTAGTTCTGTCACAGGGATTGCTACTTTTAGGGCTGGATCTGGATCTATGGGAGATTTGGCAGATCTTTCTCCTACTCTTATAGATGAAAGTGAATATACTACCTCAGATCAACCTGGGATTTATTTGGAAGCAGTCAGTGGAGATGTTATTATCAGAGCTCCTAGTGGAAAAGTTAGAATAGAAGGGCAAGATGGTATAGAATTAGTTGCTACTGGATATGATAATGCAACTGGGAATATTATTTTAGATGCTAATGAAAAAGTTATTCTTCATGGACAAGGTGAGGTAAATATTGGTGGTGATGAAGCTGTTTCGGTGGTTACTAATGGTAGAATTGATTTGATTGGTAATTCAACTATTAATTTATATTCTACTAAAGTTGATATTGTGGATGCGGTTCTTACTAAAAATCCTTTTAGCACTTTAATGGGAGTAATAAAAGGAACCACTACAAAACATGAAGCATTGATGACTCTACGTAATTTATCCGTTTTCAATTTTATTTAAGGTTATGACATTAAAAACTCCCGATTTATTTTGTAAAGGTCAATTATTTGTAGGTGAACCGTTGGTTCCTCCAATTGGATTTGGTATTGATTTGACAGCTCTTAAGGGTGCTGTATATGCAACTGGCCCTATGTTGATAGGGGATCCAAAGATGTTTCCTAGTGGACCAGGAATTCCTCTAGCTAACGTAATGATCACCAAGAGATCTATGTTGGAGGGCATTCTGGATATCTCTCCCAGTGCTGCTGCACAGAAATTAGGTGGGATTCCATCTCCATCTATTTTTATGATTAGTAATAATATTGAGATGCCTATTCCCCTTCCCAGTGATGTGATGATTGGTACTCCTATCTCACCTGTGGGAGTAACTGTTAATACTGGTCCTTCGTTATTTACTGTTATGACTACTGCTTCTACTACTGTTGCTTTGACTAATTTTGGTGTTTTTGCACCCTTTGCTGAAAAAATAACTTCCTTAACTAAAGAAATAGGATCTAAATTCTTTGCGGGAGCTTATACTGATGTGGGACCTAAAGCCCAAGTAGGACCTAAGAAAGCAGCTACTCCAGAAGTACAAGCAACTATTATTCAGGCCAAAGATTTTATTAGTAGTAAGACTACTCTTAATAAGACTCTTGCTATTGCTCTGAGTAAAAAGAGTTTTGATATTCCTCATCCTACTAAAAAGGATCATAGACTTAGATATATTTGTCCAGAAGGTCCTAGAGCAGACGTATATGTAAGGGGTAAATTGAGGAATGGTGAAAACGTTATACACTTACCTGAATACTGGAGAGAACTAGTTGATCCGGAGAGTATAGATGTTTCTTTAACACCTTTTGGTTCTTATCAAGAACTTTTTGTAAAGGAAATACAATGGGGAAGTAAGATTATAGTGAGAAATAATTCAGGAGGGTCTATAGATTGTAGTTATATTGTTTATGGGGAAAGAAAAGATGTGGAGGCTAATATACCTGAATATGAAGGCTTGACACCAGAGGATTATCCGGGAGATAATGGAGAATATATTATAAATGGTGATTGATGTACCATGAGTCTGGTTACAGGATCCATAAACTTTTTCCTCTAGTAGTATATCAAGGTGAAATAGATAGTCATAAAGAGTTTAAAGAAAAACATTTAAATTCTCTTCGAGACTATTGGTTTAATGGATATGAAAATGAAAGCCCAGAATATTCTGGTAAAATATTCTTACATAAAGAAGAAAAATACCATTTATTTTTTAATGGACTTAAGAGGTCTATAGATAATTATTATAATTATTTGAAGGTGGATTTTCATAAGTTAAATTATCATGTCACTAAAACTTGGGTTGGATATCATAAGGATGATGATACTCCCTCTGTTCCTCCTCATTTTCATAATGAATCTAATCTAAGTTTTGTTTATTATTTAAAAATTGGACCTTCTGCTGATAAACTTTGTTTTCATGAAAGTAAAAATAGAAATGAATCAGTAGAAGGAATGTTCGAGGTTTCCCATACCCATAATCTTCTTAAGGGGTATAGTGATTGTAATTGTAATCATTATACTCTTACTCCTAAAGAAGGAACTATAGCAATTTTTCCTAGTAATCTTATTCATTCCATAGAGAAAGGAGAAAAGAGGGAAGAGGAAAGACTCGTTATTGCTGGTGATGTTAGAGTTACTTTAAATGAAAAGTACTATAAGCATCATCAAGGATGTACCCATCCCTCTCAATGGACCCAACTCTAATAAATATTCCAAATAGACTTATAAGATGGCTACCAATTCTGAACAGATATTAGATCTGGTAAATGTAAAAATAAAAGAAGCGGGAGAAGTAAAAGAGTACGCTCAAGAACAGATATCCATTTTGGGTGCATCAAAGGAGCCACATCATGCGGCTATTGATGCACTTGATACTCTTTTATTTGATGAAACGAATGCCATTAATAACGCTATTAATGATGTGGGTGCTGCTTATCAATCTAGAGTGGATGCTGGATGTAGGAGTGATTTGTTTTGGAGAGTGGTTGGATGGAGTACTAATGGAGGAGCTGGTGGGG